TATGCTATTGCACAAGCTATTGCTACAGGAGTTGTTGGTTTAGCAAATGTTAAAAAAATAATGTCTGTTAAAGTTCCAAATTCAACAGGCGGTGGTGGATCACAACCTGCATCGTTGCCATCTGCTCCTGCGGTACAATCATTACCACCTGCATTTAATGTAGTAGGGTCAAGTGGAACAAATCAATTAGCGGATGCAATAGGTGGTCAAACGCAACAACCTGTTCAGGCATTTGTAGTTTCTAGTGAGGTAACAACTGCGCAAGAACTAGACAGAAATATAATTGATGATGCGTCAATAGGATAAAAAAGCAAAATTTAAAATTTAATACGTTATAACATTATGAGAATAGTTGAATTAATATTAGACGAAGAACAAGAAGAAAGCGGTATCGAAGCAATTTCAATCGTAGAAAGTCCTGCAATAGAATCTGACTTTGTAGCCTTAAAAGGCGAGGAAGTTAAGTTAGCAGAAATAGACAAAGAAAAAAGAATTTTGTTAGGTGCTTTATTGATACCAAACAAACCAATTTATAGAAAAGGGGAACAAGGAGATTATTACATATTTTTCTCAAAAGATACTATTTCTAAAGCATCACAAATGTATTTAAGAAATGGCAGACAAAATAATTCTACCTTAGAACACTCTAAAGACTTAAAAGGTTTGACTTTAGTAGAAAGTTGGATTGTAGAAGATGAGGTACAGGACAAGTCAAGAAAGTACGGATTAAATGTGCCTGTTGGAACTTGGATGGGAGCAGTAAAAGTTAATAATGAAGAAATTTGGAATGAATATGTTAGAACAAATAAAGTTAAAGGTTTTTCTATTGAGGGTTACTTTGCAGATAAAATGGAATCGCCTAAAGAAGAAGTTAAAGAAGATATGTCAAGTGAAGTTGATAAACAGACCTTACTGAAAATAATTGAAATCTTAAATAATGAATAGAAACAGACCAAAAAACAAAGGCATATACATAGGCAGTAGAACAAGCCCTAAGGGAAGTTCACGTGCTTGTTTATGTTGGGATACCAATACATATTCAAGAAGTTGTTGTGATGGATCTATTGGCGCACAAGGGATAGGAAATATTACAGGATCAAACTGAAAATGCAAAATTTAAATTAATAATCGTTATATAAATAATATGAAATCAACCGAAATGTTAAATCAAATTAAAACACTTCTAAATATTGAAGTTAAACTTGAAGAAACCAAGTTAGAGAATGGCACAATAGTAAGTGCAGAATCATTTGAGAAAGGAAAAGAAATCTTTATAGTAACAGATGATGAAAAGGTAGCAATGCCTGTTGGGGAATATTTACTAGAAGATGGTAGATTAGTTGTAGTTGAAGAAGAGGGGCAAATTGCAGATGTTAGAGAAGTGTCTGATGAAGTGCCTGCAAAGGAAACAGAAGAGGGAGAAGAAATTACTGAAGATTTAGCAGAAGAAGAAGAAGAAGAAAAAAAAGAAGAGGAAATGGCAGATGTTGCAGATTGGGAGGGAATGGAAAAAAGAATCCAAAACCTAGAAGATGCGATTGCAGATTTAAAAGCTGACAAAGAAGGTAAAATGCAAGAAGAAGAAATGTCAAATGAAGTACAAGCACCTTTAAAGTCTAGAACAGTAAAAGAAGAATTTTCAGAAGAAATTCCTGAAGAAGTTAAAACTGAATTATCAGAGCCTGCTTCAAAGCCAATTAAACACAATCCTGAATCTGAAAGTAAAACAATTAAAAAAGTAGAATTTGCTAAAGGTAAATTTACATCAACATTAGATAGAGTATTAAATAAATTAAATAAATAAAATACAATGAGTAATTTAAAAAACGTAGAATTAGCTACTACAACAAACATCACTACTACTTATGCAGGACAATTTGCAGGAGAGTACATTGCTGCAGCTTTATTGAGTGCATCAACTATTGATGATGGAGGAATCACAGTAAAATCAAACATTGCTTTTAAAGAAGTAATCAAGAAATTAGCAACAGATGCAATCGTAACTGCTGCAGGATGTGATTTTAACCCAACATCAACTGTAACATTAACTGAAAGAATTTTACAACCAACTGAATTACAAGTAAATTTACAATTATGTAAGTATGACTTCGTAAACGATTGGGAATCTCAGCAAATGGGCTATGGTTTAGGTCAATCTTTACCTCCAAAATTTGCAGATTTTATGATTGCTCACGTTGCTGCTGAGGTTGCACAAAATACTGAGTTTAACATTTGGCAAGGAGATACTACTGCAGGATCTAAAAATTCATTTGATGGATTTGAAAAATTAATTGCTGCTGCTGTAACTGCAGGAGATGTACCTGCAGGTCAGGCTTTAACATCTGTTGCATTAACTGCTGCTAACATCGTAGAGAAATTATCTGACGTTGTTGAAGCTATTCCTGCTGCATTATATGGAAAAGAAGATTTATTCTTATACATTTCATCTAAGGCTGCAAAACTTTATGTTCAAGCATTAGGAGGATTTGGTGCTAACGGACTTGGAGCAAATGGTGTACAGAATATGGGTACTCAATGGTGGAACAATGGGTCTTTAACTGTAAACGGAGTTAAGATATTTGTATCACCGGGATTATCTGATGACAAAATGTATGCTGCACAGAAAAGCAACCTATACTTTGGTACAGGATTACTAAACTCAACTCAAGAAGTTAAGGTTTTAGATATGGCAGATTTAGATGCATCTAACAATGTTAGAATGGTAATGCGTTTTACTTCAGGGGTACAATTCGGAATCGCTTCTGATATCGTATCTTACGCATAATTAATTAATTAACCAATAAAATAGGGTAGGTAGAATTTATCTACTTACCCTTTTTTTTTAAAATCATAAAAAACAATGGCTTGTACATTAACAACAGGGAGAAAAATACCTTGTAAAAGTGCCTTTGGAGGCATAAAGAAAGTATTATTTGCAGACTATGGAACAATAGCTTCGATAGCAGTAGATAGCACAACTAAGGAAGCAACTATCACAGATGGTAGCCCTGCACCAAGTTGGTTTGAATATAATGTAAAAGGAAATTCATCTTTAGAAACTACTGTAACAAGTAGTAGAGAAAATGGAACAACCTTTTATACTCAAACTTTAAATTTAACTTTAACATATTTAGATGCTAAAACTCAGGCAGAATTGCAAACACTTGCAGTTTCTAGACCTTATATCGTAGTAGTAGATTACTATGGTAACAACTTCCTATGTGGATTTGAAAATGGAATGGAATGCACAGGAGGGACTGTAGTTACAGGAGCAGCAGCAGGAGACCTTTCAGGTTTTACTTTAACCTTTGAGGGATTAGAAGAAACTGCACCTTATTTCTTAGATGCAGCAGTAAGTGCTGATGCAACACAAATTGTCCCAACTGCATAATCTTATTATTTAGTTAAAAATTAAGCATCCTTTATTGGGTGCTTTTTTTTTGCTTTAATGATTTTACAAATAACTTATTTTTTTACGTTATATTAATAATGATTATATTAGCAAAGTCTACAATAGAGCAAACCATACAGATTATACCTAGAGTATATGAAACAAGTGTTACTATAAAATTAAGAGATGATAGTACAAATGATGTAGTTTCTATTATATTGCCAAGTGCATCAGTAAATGGAAATTATTTAGATTTATCTTCTATTTTTAATTTAACAGAGAATAGGTTTTATGATTTAGAAGTATATCACATAAAAGGTATTTATGGGGAATTTAAACAAAGGGTAATTTCTTCAGGTGGTACTTTTGAAAGTGGTGCTTGTTTATTTAGTTTTTTAGAAGCAGAGAATTTAGTAAAAACATCAGATTTAGAAATAATTTACAAGGACAGAATATTTTGCACAAATCAAGATATTGACCAATTAAATAATAATTACTACGATTTGAACTTGGGTGAATATTCAGATTATAATGGTTATGATAATACTTATTTAGTAAGATGAAAACAAGATTAAGAAATAATAAAGGACAATTTATAAAAAAAACAAAAACATCAGAGTTTGGTTTTGTAAATTTAAGTACTTATACAAGTCCTGTAATTAAAGAAGTATCAGGAAAAGACTATATTGAATATGGTGCTGATAATAACTATTTTCAATACTTAATTGATAGGTATAATGGTAGTCCAACAAATAATGCTGCTATAAATGGAATCAGTCAAGCTATTTACGGAAAAGGATTAAATGCTACTAATTCTAGCGCTAAGCCAAATGAGTATGCTCAAATGGTTTCTTTGTTTAAAAAAGATGTAGTTAGAAAATTATGCTATGATCTTAAATTAATGGGACAATGTGCAGTACAAATTATCTATTCTAAGGATAGAAAAACTATTGCACAATTAGAACACTTACCTATTGAAACTTTAAGGGCAGAAAAATGTAATGATGAGGGTGATGTGCCTGCTTATTATTATTTTAAAGATTGGGCAAATATAAAAAGAAATGATGTTCCTTTAAGAATACCTGCTTTTGGTATGTCAAATGAAAATATTGAGATATTATACATACAACCTTATAAGGCAGGATTTTATTACTATTCCCCTGTGGATTATCAAGGTGGATTGCAGTATGCAGAACTTGAAGAAGAGGTATCTAACTATCATTTGAATAATATCCTTAATGGACTCAGTCCTAGTATGTTAATTAACTTTAACAATGGTACACCTAACCAACAGGAAAGACAATTAATAGAAAATAAGATTGCTGAAAAGTTTTCAGGATCTAGCAATGCAGGGAAATTCATTCTAGCATTTAATGATAATAAAGAAAGTCAAGCAGAAATAACCCCTGTGCAGTTATCTGATGCACATAATCAATATCAATTCCTTTCTGAAGAATCAACTAAGAAAATAATGGTTGCTCACAGGATTGTAAGCCCTATGTTATTAGGTATAAAAGACCAATCAGGATTAGGAAACAATGCAGATGAAATAAAAACTGCAAGTTTATTAATGGATAACACAGTTATTAGACCTTTTCAGGAACTTTTAATAGATAGCTTTGACAAAATACTAGCTTACAATGATATTAGCTTAAATCTATACTTTACAACCTTACAACCTTTAGAATTTACTGAAGTAGACCAATCTATTCAAGACAAAGAAACTATTGAAGAAGAAACAGGGGTTGAGATGCAGAAGTTTAGCTTGAAAAAGATAGATGGAAAACAGGCTTATGAAACTAAAGAAGAAGCAGAAAAGGTAGCTGAAGAAATGGGATGTGGTGGATATCACGAACACGAGGTAGAGGGTGTTACTTATTATATGCCTTGCGTGAGTCACGAAGAACTTAAAGCACCTTGTTGGGATGGATATGAGCAAAGAGGTATGAAAGAAAAAGATGGAAAGAAAGTACCTAATTGTGTAAAGTTAGAAGAGGTTACTTTAGAATCTTTTGGTGAAGATGAAGATTTATCTGAATGGGAATTAATTGACGAACGAAAAGTTGATTATGAAGCAGAAGATGCTTTGGATTATCAGATAGATCAACTAAACACAAAAGGAAAAAGTTTACTTTCTAAACTATGGGAATTTGTATCAACAGGAACTGCTAGACCAAATGCAAAAAGTAGTCAAGATGAAACAGTTGATGGTACACAATTTAAAGTTCGTTATCAATATGCACCTTTAAAAGATACATTTGACAAAGAGGGTAAAAATGTTACTAGAGATTTTTGTCAGAAAATGGTAGCAGCTAAAAAGATATATCGTAAAGAAGATATTGAAATGATGAGCAAACAAGCAGTTAATGCAGGATGGGGACCAAGGGGTGCTGATACCTATTCTATTTGGTTTTACAAAGGAGGTGGGGCTTGTCACCATTTTTGGATGCGTAAGACTTATATGAAGAAAGGAAAAGGAAGTATTGATATTAATAGCCCACTTGCCCCTACAATTAGTGTAAACCAAGCTAGAAAGGCAGGGTTTAAACCTGAAAAGAATAGTGAGTTGGTTGCTAAACGACCTATTGATATGCCAAACGAGGGATTTTTACCAACAAATAAAAGAAGATAAATGGCTACACAACTATTCATAAATAGAACAGACCTTATCAGAAATTCCATAATGGATGGAAATATTTCGACTGACAAGTTTATACAATTTGTAAAGATAGCACAGGAAATAGATGTTCAGCAAATAATGGGAACAGATTTGTATAATGGTTTAGCTACTGCAATACCAAATATAGATGATCCTGCTAATGCAAGATGGAAAACAATTTTAGATGACTATATTGTACCTATGTTAATATGGTATTCACAGGCTAATTACTATCCTTTTGCTGCATATCAAGTAAAACAAGGAGGGGTATTTAAACATACATCAGAAAACTCAGTTTCAGTAGATAAAAACGAAATAGATTTTTTAGTTGAAAAAGCAAGAACAAATGCAGAATGGTATTCTAGAAGATTTATTGATTTTATGAGTTTTAATCAGGCAACATATCCTGAATACACAAGTAACACGAATGATGATATTTACCCTAGTTATGATTCAACATTTAACGGATGGGTTTTATGACGTATAAACCTAAGAAAAAGAATATTGAAAAGTTAAAAGTTTTTCTAAAGAAAAAAAACAAAAAAAAAGTAAACAATGGCAAATGAAATCTATAATACAAGTTGGTGGGGTAGCCCTGAAAAAGTAGGATGGGGAAGCATCTATTATGATTTCAATAACCCTTTGACAAGAGAATATGAAGCTAGAGTTATCGCAGATGGTGGTACTATTGAAGCCATTGGATGTGTTAATAATGCAGATTTCAATTAATATTCTGTGATAAAAAAAATAAAAATAATTAAAGATATTTAAAATGGCAACACCAAGTTTAGCAATGATACCATCAGGGTATAAAGCAAGTAAGGTTTATAGTGTACTACCTGAAAGTGGGGTTGGGGACTTTGACTTTACAAGGGCAACAACTGCGACAAGAATAAATAGTAGTGGGTTAATAGAAGAAATGGCAATTAATGTTCCTAGGCTTGAATACCCTTTGATTGATGGTGTTGTAAATGGATGCCCTAGTTTATTGTTAGAGCCACAGAGTACTAATCTAGTAACTTATTCAGAGGATTTTAGTAATGCAGCTTGGAATAAAAGAAATTCAAGCATAACAAGTAATATTACAACATCCCCTAATGGTACTAATAATGCTTCTAAATTAGTTGAAGATTCAAGCAATAGTACACATCTTATATTCCTATATTCACAACCACAAAATAATTCTTATTCTGTATTTGCAAAAAAAGGAGAAAAAAAATGGATACTTCTTACAAGTCACAGTACAAGCGCGCCAGAGGCAAGAGGACAATTTTTTGATTTAGAAAATGGAATTGTTGGAAATGGTGGGGATGCAAATGGTAAAATAGAAGATTACGGCAATGGTTGGTATAGATGCAGTACAGAAGCAAATGCAGCAAGTTCATTATTTACTGTAATGTTAGCAGAGGGAGATGGTGTTTTTTCTTATCAAGGCAATGGAACAGATGGAGTTTATATTTATGGCGCACAGCATACAGATACCAACCTATCTTCCTACATACCTACTAACGGAAGTGCTACTACTCGTAATGCAGAAACTTGCAACGGAGCGGGAGATGCAGCTACGTTTAATGATTCAGAAGGTGTTTTGTTTCTTAATACTGCTGCTTTGTCTAATGATGGCACAAGTAGACGAATTAGTATATCAGATGAGACAAATACAAATCGTATATTTTTTAGCTATGAAGCAGCTTCTAATTCTATAAGAATGTATGTGGTTGCTGGAGGTAGTAATGTGGTTGATAGGATAGTTTATATTTCAGATACTACAAATTTTAATAAAATTATTTTAAAATACAAACAAAATGATTTTTCTTTATGGGTAAATGGATTTGAACTTTCAACAGATACAAGTGGTGTCAGTTTTCCTACGAACACTTTAAAAAATTTAAGTTTTAACGGAGCAGCTGGTGGACAACCTTTCTACGGAAACACTAAACAAATACAATACTACAATTCAGTATTAACAGAAAGCGAACTAGAAAAATTAACATCTTGGACTAGCTTTTCAGATATGGCTAACGGACAACAATATACAATAATATAGATATGGCAAATACTTTAAAATTCGGAGCAGGACAATGGGCAACAAAAGAAGGCTCTACGTTGGCTTACAATGACGAGAATGACAACTACAAGCCTCTTCCCTTTGATTTCACAAGAGCAAGTAACGCAACTGTTGTAAACAAAGCAGGGTTAATTGAAACAGTAGGCAATGCAATACCTAGAATAGATTTTTTAGGTAATACACAAGGTGCTTTAAAACTTGAACCACAGAGGACTAATTTAGTTACTTATAGTGAAGATTTTAGTAATTGGAACACAATACAATCAAGTTTAACTTCGGATTATGGTATATCGCCTGATGGCTCAACTAATTCTACAAGATGTGTTTTTTCTTCATCAAATCAATCTCTTGAACTTACAGTAAGTGCATCAAATGTAATAGCTACAATTTATATTAAAGGTACAATTGGCGAAACAATACAATTTGGAACTAATGGTGCAGAAGAAATTTTTACATTAAGCGGCGATTGGCAGAGATTAGAAAAATATAACTCATCAAGTGTTTCAAGAGTTACTTTAAATACTTACGCAGGAGTAACTGCAAGAGATGTTGAAATATGGGGCGCACAATTAGAACAAGGCAGTTACGCTACATCGTATATTCCTACATCGGGAAGTTCAGTAACGAGGTTGGCTGATGTTTGTACTAATGGTGCTAATGAGCAAGTAATAAATTCAACAGAGGGTGTATTGTATGCGGAGATTAGTGCTTTGGCTAATGATGGAACGTATAGAGGTTTATGCTTATCAAATGGAAGTGCTTCCAATAGGGTTTTGATTTACTTAAACAACGGAAGTAATCAGTTAAGGGCTAATATGGTTGCTCAAGGTAATTTACAAGCAAATTTAATTTATACTGTTTCAGATGTTACTATTTTAAATAAAGTGGCAATTAAATGGTCTTTAAATAACGTAAGTTTTTGGATAAATGGAAGTAAGGTTTTACAAGATTTAGATGCTCCATTAATGCCTACGGGTTTAAATGAATTATCTTTTGACAGTAACGGATTAGGAGGCGAAAAATTCTACGGGAACGTAAAAGATTTAAAAGTTTATAACACCGCATTAACAGACCAAGAATTAGCAACATTAACAACAATATAAATAAATAAAAAAATGAATATTTACAAAACAAATTTTCCAACAGAACAAGAGGGATTTGACTATTTAGTTAGTCAAGGTGTATGGAAAGAAGTAACCGAAGAGGGTGTTACATCTATGCAGTATATTAATGGTACTCAGGCAGTAGTTAATATAGGAAAGGTAGTTGAGATACCTGCAACTTATGATGACCAAGGACACGAACTAACCCCTCCTGTATATTATGATGGTTGGGCTTATGATATTATGAGTACTGATACTTTAGACTTTGGAAGTTTTGAAGTATATCCTGCTGATAAATCTGTGCATTCATTCTTTGGTTACCCAAGGGGTGAGGAAGTTGAAAAATAAAATTTAAAATATGAAAAAATCAAAAGCGAATAAAATAAGTAAACACATTTCTTTTAAAGAAGCTACTCATTCAAATTATGCTAAGCAGTATGGAATAAAAAATGTTCCATCTGATGAAGATATTGAGAATATGAAGTTAGTAGCTGAAAAAGTTTTTGAGCCATTACGTGATTGGGTTGAAGCACCGATACGAGTAAATAGTTTTTATAGATCTAAAGAATTAAATTCAGCTATAAAAGGGTCGCAAGTTTCTAGTCACTTAACAGGCAATGCAATAGATATTACATCAATGGGTGGAAAGACAAATCTAGAGATGTTTCATTACATAAAAGACAATTTAGATTTTGACCAACTAATTTGGGAGTTTGGAGCAGAGCCAAAATGGTTGCACGTTTCATACAAATCAAAGGGAAATAGAAAACAAGTTTTAGTAACCAAAAAGCAAGGTGTATATTACACTTGGTCATAAATTACTGATATGCCAATACCAAACAAAAAGATAGGAGAAAACCAAAAGGATTATATGATGAGGTGTGTACCTCAACTTATGCAGTACCACGATAAGTCGCAAGCTATTGCAATTTGTTACAAATCTTTTCAAGGTAATATGATTAATCTAGAAACCTATAATGATTATCCTGAATCAGCAAAGAATAATGCTAAGAAAGTATTAAGATGGCGAGATAAATACGGAAGTGAAGTTAAGGGAATGACTAGAACAGGATGGGTTAGAGCAAACCAATTAGCAAAAGGAGAAAACATCAGCAGGGAAACTATTGCTAGAATGTCAGCATTTCAAAGACATAAAAAGAATGCAGAGGTAAGTCCTGAAAATAAAAGCACACCTTGGAAAGACAATGGTTATGTTGCTTGGTTAGGTTGGGGTGGAACATCAGGTATTAATTGGGCTTCTAAGAAGTTAAAATCAATAGATAAGAAATGATTTCAGATTACAAAACAATATTAATAAATTTAAGTAGCTTCGGCATATCAATGACCAATATAGATATAGGA